AAGTATATAACGAAGGATTACCAGAACCTTTATAGAACTTCCTGCTTCGGATGATTTCATCAATAATATCTTCCGTTGTTGCATCATTCTCAACTTGGATGCGCTGGATAAAGAGATTCTCGTTATCAAATGCTATTGGTCGAATATTCTCTTCATTAATCTTATTCTCATCGCCGACAATACGGCCATCGCCTATAAGAACGGCACGGGCAAGTTCTTCATCAAGTAGACCGCGCATTTCCCTCTTCAACCATACAACAACATCAAAATCCGAAATATCAATTATGTCATCACGATCAAGTTTCTCTTTCTTATAGATAGTTGTTGGAGTTGTTACTCTCTTCATAAGAGGAATAACTGATTCCTTCTTAAGAGTGCCAGTAACATATCCCTTGGCTCTTGCTTCTTCAACGGTCAGGTCGGCAATACGAGTCTTAATTCTGGAGAAAGGAGTGTGAGTTGTATTCTTCAGAACGTTGTCTACCCATTCGCTTCTACGTTTAATCGTCTGAAGTCCATGTGGAACATCCTTAGCGTCCGGGAACAGAATATCAACTGGATCAAAGCCATATTCTTCAGCATGTGCTAAGAAACTCTCTTTCAATGAACCATGCCGCTTAGCATCAGTTAAAATGGTTTTCAGCTGATCATGGCTTAAGAAATTGCGTCTGCCTGCACCGTCATTACCTTGATCAAATACGTTTGTTTTCATATAATCTTCTCCTCCTAAATCATCATGTTTTGCTGACTTCCCAGCGTCTTCCATGGCGGCACCAATTAAATAAAAAACAACTTTCTTTTGCTGATCTGTAAGCGTGTCAAATACGTCTTTTACTGTCATATCATCATCAATGTCGTCCTCTTTATCGGATTTCTTTGAAGAAGTTGCCGCATGTGCAATCATGTCATAAACCAATTCTTTTTGTTCATCATTTAAAGTATCAAATACTTCTTCGTAGGATTTCTCATTCATACTATTTTCCTCCCCATGACTTAATTCGTCCCCGCTATAAATAATAGCTTCGGAATCATCAACATATTCAAAATCATCATCTGAGTGACCGAAAGCAATATTATCGATCAGGGCTCCAGGATTTGCTCCGGATAAAACCAAACTAACTTCTCGAACCCAACCGTGAAGGACTCTCTTTTTATCCTCTTTTAATTTATTTGCATAAATTGATAGAGAATTCACATCACCATGATTGACAAGTTCTTTTGCGTTTTTCCCAGCTTCCGTTTCATTAAATTTACCATAACAATAGACGCCTTCTTTTCTATTCTCAAGAAGAACATGACCTAAAACATTAGAAGGATCATCATGACAATGCTGCCAAACAAGAGGAACCACTTTTCCGTCTTGATGTTTAAAAGCATCTTTCATTATAACCCTTCCGTCTGCACATTTTATGCCTGCCCTAGTCGCATATCCGCTAAAATCGAAATTTGTTTTTGATACAGACGACATATACCTCACTCCTATTTTGATTTTTTTAATAAGATTTTATTTTATTGAGATAAACAAATTAGTTATGTATCTTCATTATCTATCTCATCACTTTTATTATTCTTTTCTTGTGAAATTTTTGGAGGGTTTAGGTTCTTATTTCTAAGTTCATCCGCTTTAGGATCCGAAGATGGTTTCATTCCAAGTATTCCGCGGATTTCATTAGAAGACAATATTTCATTTCTTGTAAACTTATCACCAGCATCTGCAATATCCGAAGCGCCCATAAGACTAAATAGATCTTTAAAGAACATAATGTCCTGACCTTGAGTCCTTGCTGTTTTTGTGAGAAAAGTCCTTCGGAATTCAGCAGTAATCGCTTTTAAAATTGGATTAATTGTCCGATTATAGTAGTTAAGCATTTCTTTTTCATCAGCAGTTCCATTAAAGACTGCTTCAGTTAAACCTAATTGATTAAATAGCATATTATATAAATATTCTATTTGTTTCATCAGATTATTTTCAGCTGGTCGATTTAATTGTGTGATCTTTTCAGTTGCATCTGTGTAAGCTATACCATATTTTGAACCAGCTAATTGCATTTCCATATCTTTTCGTCGTGTTTCCGCTTGAGCCTTTCTTGCTTCGCTTTTAATTACATATGGTAACTGAATAATAATATCCAATTTACCAGCTCCACTTTGCTCATCAATGGCGTCCAAAATAGCAAGTTTCTTTATTAATCGCTTCAAGGTACTATTTGGCTCATTCATTACAGAATATAATGGGTTTTCTATGATAGCCACGGACCTTTTTGGAACAATAACATCTTTATGCTTGCCTACTCGTTCATCATATAGATTAACTTTTACATGTTCTGGAAACCATTGAATTATTTTACCAACTCTCATTGTTAAAATATCAAAAGCATTTCCGTTTTTAAGATCTGCTTTTGTTTCAACAGGAACAACTGCTACAACCCCTTCATCAAACATCGACATCACTATATCTTGTATAAAGGATATGTAGTTTTGATCTAAATTAGCTTCTGTTGTTAAAATATAATTAAGACTTGAATCAATGGTTTCTTTATACTGCCTGTTTTCATCTAAGCGCACATGCTGAATTTTAATAGATGAGACATCGAGAGCTATCCTATTAAAAATTGGAATTATCATGGATCGTTCATTAATATAACGAAATCTCATTCTATCAGGACGAGTATATGTCCCAGTTCCATAGGAATTAGAATGTGCAGGCTCGCCATTCACAAAAACATTCCAAGCGTGCTTCAATCTTGATGTAATTGTTGAAACATGCAATTAGTTCACCTCCCTCCTAAATTTTACGAACCGTATCTTGTTTATATGCTACTCGTCCTGTTGCATGTATGCCTTTTGAATATTGATCCAAATTAGCGTAGGGATCTGCTAATGCAGTAAATACGCCAATACCCCCTCTTTTTGCTACAAATTTTAAAACTTTACCAGAAGGTGATTGTATGCTTCCAACTTTTTCATTCATGAGCTCTGCTAATTTTTGATTATACTGATTAACAAAGGTCATACTAATCTTTCCGGATTTATTACGAAGAGAGCCAGCTGTTTGATAAGCGTATTTTTCAGCTTCTTTAGAAACTTTTTTCTCAATTTTTTCTTTTATTTTACTGCCTTTAGTCTTAGCCCATTTTGTATCCTTTTTTTCTAATCTCTCTATTTTTTTCTGATATCTTTTCCTCCCAGCTGGCGTTAAGGAACCGTCTTCGTTTTGAAAACGTCTTATACCCCATTTCATACCAAGGATACCAAAATGTTGAAGAACGTTACCAACTATTTCTTGTTTATCCATTATAAGTCCTCCTTATCGAAAGAGGTATTTATTCAAAAGAATCTTTATTTCTTTTATAAGCCACCCATGCATCCATTAAGGCGGCAACACTATCAATCTTACATTCATGTCTCTTCTTCAGAAGTTTACGATTTCCATTTGTATCTTCAATAACAATAGCGTTACCCATAGCAAACGACATTAAGTCCTGGTCAAATACTAATAGTCTTTCTTCTGAAAGGGTCTTTATTTCACCAAGAGGGACCGATTCGGTTTTAATTCCTTGTATTACCTTTTCGACGCCATACGGCCCATTTTCAGATGTCCAACGCTCAACAAATTCTTTTGCGTTATATGGATCAAAACCAAAACAGCGAACGTCATATTGATTATTCTCAATGAAATTATCAAGATCATCATAAACACTCATCATGTCAAGAATATTACAGTCTAACACAACAAGAGAGTCTTCTTTAATAAATTCATCATACTTTTGTCTCATTGCTAATGGTAATTTCATATAAGTTAAAGAAGAAATATAACAACGAGTCTTAACCCCATATTTTTCACCAGGTAAAGGAAATAGAAATGTAAACGCACAGAAATCATCACCTTGTGAAAGGTCTCCACCCATTGCGCATGGAAGTCCCCAATACTCTCTTTTCCGATGAAGTTGGATTTCTTCATATGTAAAGAAATATGTATACCCTTCCATAGGGATTCCAAATCTTTTTGCAAGAATATCATTCCTAGCTGCAGGAGCTTGTTCAGCTCTTTCAACATCAAGCTGATACGCCTCATAACTTACTGTCTTTCCTATATTAGGGTTTGCCTTCACCCACATTTCAGGGTTATTAACTTCTGAAATATCATCGAGTCTATAATAAAATATTGATACATGAGGATTTATGTACTCGCCACGGAGTATCTTCATAAGTTCCATTTTGATGTTATCGCCAGAACTATTACGAATAGTACCTTCCGAGCTCATTGCTATAATAAGATAGTCTTCGAGTTTTGAAGCGCCCTGCTCAATAGCACCAATAGGATCTTCTCTAATATCACTTGATAGCCATTCATCAACAGTAGCAACCTTGGGTCTAAGTCCTTGAAGTTTGTCAATTGACATTGGCCGGATTTCTAAAAGTGAACCAGTTAAAAAGTTCTCAATGCCTCTTTTGGTAGATGCCAACTTAACTCGATTCATTTTAGATCCAGTTGTATTCTGAATCGACCCTTCTGTTAAGAACTTAAATAAAGGACCACGGGATCTTGTGATGGCTGTTCTTATAGGAGAAAGAACTTCTTCTGCCTGTTTCATTGTTGGCGCAGTAGTAATCTGGTGCGTAGTTGATGTATCAACATTTAAATAGTAGGATTGCACACAGGCGCCATACATCGATTTAGCAGCACCACGAGCAACTATTAAAAATTGTTTATTGATTAAGCGTTTCTTAACCATTTTACGGACAAAGCGCCCACCTTTTCTATTTGGATTCGGTGTATAAACACTTCTTTCAATAAAATAGTACCAACCAAATATCTGCTCCGCCCAAAGCTTAAAACTATCAAGTAAAACTAAATCTGCACCATCCGTCAAAGTTAATTCATTTTCACAGTATTCTATGAATCCTTCAACAGCATCTTCATCGTAATAGATTCCAGGATTAGCTATCAATTCATCTATACGATACATTTCCAATTCAATCTCTTTGTTAATTGGAATCTTCCCCCGAAGTACCTCTTCTCTAAATTGCCCATAATATCTTGGAACTGCTGTATTAGACAATGCGCCCATATTATGAGCCCCTTTCTATTATGCTATATTAACCTTTCTTTTTTCACAAATGTGGTTTCAAACTCTCCTGATTGTGCACCAGCAGTTTGTTTATAGTAGCCACTCTATGGGATTGCGTTCGCGCTTTTTAAATTTTTGGGATAATCCATAAATTGATGCTACTGTAGTACCCAATCCTGCTATTACTTTCAAATATTCAGCACCTTTTGCAACTTCAGAAGCTTTTAATTCACGTAATTTCTTTTCCATATTCAAGCGATTGGTTAGTTGTTTAAGCTCTTTATCGGTCATGTTTTTATAATTTTTAGTTTTTAACCGCCTTGAATATACATAATCACGTGAATATTTCTTTTCACCATAATATCTTCTTTTTCCTTCTGGGGTTAAAGAACCGTCAGGATTCTGAAAACGTCTTATACCCCATTTCATTCCAAGGATACCAAAATGTTGGAGGGTGTTTTCTACAATATCACTCATGCACATTCCTCCTCTTTAGCGCCCAAATAAACCAGACACAATATCTTCTCCATATTTTATTGTATCATGGTATTTAGCTATAACATTCCCTGTTTTATCTAATATCTGTACATTATTGTAATTGTTCCATAATGACTTAATTTTTTCTTTTCCAGCATTAAATAATCTAGTGCCTTTATCAGTAGTGATTAAATAATCTATGGTGGCGGCAGTAGCAAGGACCCCTAAGCTAATACCAATACTTCTACCAACCTCTTTACGGACTGCTTTAGAACGATCCATTCCTCTATTTCTTCTATCAGCAATTCTTTGAGCACCTTTTTGGCCATATAATCTTATGTCACTTTTTGTTGGTTTGTATCGTTCTTTTCCTGCTGGAGTTAGAGAACCATCA